TGAAACTGAACATCTGTTCTTTTTATTTTCGATATGATTTTATCTTCACCTACATAAACAACCATAAATTGGTTTATTATATCATCTAGTGAAACAAATTGATAAGCACCATAAGTTTCTAAACCCCCATAATAGTTTGCTAAATTACCACTGTATAATCCCATATTCTATTGTTTTTCTTGTGTTTGTTGTGCTGTTATTTTGTTTGTAGCTATAGTATCTAAACCTGGTTTATTTATAGTTATACCCGCTAAACCTAATATTCTATATACCAACTCCGCTTCTTCACTCGTATGTAACTCAAAGTTAGTAGAAGAACCCGAGTCCCATAAAGCCTTACCATTTATAGCCGACGTTCCAGTAATAACGGTGTATCCCCATTTTACTGTTTCAGGCTTTCTTATGTAACTTATATTCATATTGCCAATAGTAGCGTCTACAAAATTACCATTATTAACAGTTAATGTTCCACTAGCTATATAAGCTATAGGTCTTTTTTCTGTTGGCGCTGTTAAGTATGAGATTCTTGCTGCATCAAATTCTTCACTACTTAACATTTCAACTTGATTCTGTCCAATTCTAACTCTACCAAGTCTATATACTTCCCCAGGTATAGTCATATGACTTGCTAGATTAGAACTCGTCCAACCACCCCCACGCTCCACTTCAAAATAACTAACTTTCTCATTTAACATAGTTAAATAATCTGAAAACTCAGCATCGTTTCCAGGCGTTTTATTATATTGAGCTATATCATAAAAATACTGTTCAAATATTTCCATTTGAGCTTGATTCGCTAATAGATTAAATTCTTGAGGCGTTATATAACCCCTCTGTTCTTTATTAGCTAAAGTTAAAACTCTTTGGTAAACTGTATCTATTGATATCATTTGTTTTATTTTTTATAAGGAAATCTTTTGTTAAGTTCGGTTTTTCTTTTATTACACCCACAGTCTTTACCTCTTAATTTGTTAACAGCGTTAACAATACTTTTTATTCCCGTTGCTTTTGTAAATTTTTCTATTGAGTCTCCTAAACCCTTTGATTTTTCTTCCATAAAATTAAATTTTAATAAATGGTCGCCCCGAAGGGCAACCATCTTTTATTATTATTGATTTAATCTTTTTTCGATATTTGAAAATATTTCCATACCTTCATCGGTTTTAAACCAATGTGCTAAAGCAGTGTATGGATGTTCTTCAAACGGAACGGTCATTAATTTTCTACCGTTTGAACCCCACATGAAATATCTTTGATCTTGAGATAATCTTAATATTCCTTCTTCTACAGCTTTAATACCAAAGTTTCTTAATATAACATTTTCATCATCCGCTAATTCTAAGAATAATTTAGGATTGTTTCTAGCGAATATTAATAAATCTCTTCTAAGTTCTTTAGAACTCAATTCTGATACCTTAGAACCAACCTCAACACGCATGATTGCTTCTGCCATGTCAATATTAACGTTTCGAGCTGCAACTAACGCTTCTACTTGTTGTTCTAGTACATCTATCTCTTCAGCGGCCATAGCAGCTGGTTTGAATTCATAAAATATATCGTCCGCGTGTGGGTGATATAAACTTAGTAGTTTTTGTAAAACTGTTTTTTCTTTTGGTACGAATAAACTTCCAGATCTAAATATAATGTGCTCTAATCTTTGATCTCCTTTCATTTCGTCTACAAATGGAGTTTTTTGATTTTGACAATACTTAAGTTCTCTTTCATATCCTTTCTCTTCATCAAACCAATATATACCTGTAGCTTTTATCATTCTAGACAGAGGTTTTTTATTGCCCTTTAGGTAATATATCCTATCTTTTATTTCCCACTCATTTTTTGGTTTAACTCTTTCTCTTGCTACTGGTTCTTCAACCATTGTTTCTTCAAACGTTTCTTCGAACGTTTCTTCTATTTGTGGTTCTACCACTTTTTTTGTTTTTTTCTTTGCCATAATATAATATATAATAAAATTAATAAAAATAAAGGGTCGAGGCCGAAGCCCCGACTCTTTAAAATAATTGTGCTTAGTTCATTAACATGAAGTTGTTAGCACCTTGTGTAACTAAACATCTTTCAGAAAGCATGTGGATCTCCATAGCATCAAGCGCTGATGTAGTAGCTCCAACTGAACCAGTAGTCCAAGTTTTCATTTTTCTGTCATCAGTCTTAGAAGCTCTATAACGAACGTGTAAGAAAGGACGTTTAAGGTTCTTTCCTAATTGTTGGTCATAAACTGAAGATGTACCAGCTGGAATAATAACACCTCTGATTGCAGAAGCAGCGTTAGCAGCATTAATACCTCCTCTTGTAGCTAAGTCATTTAAGTATCTGAAGTCAGACTTGTAGAAGTCATAAGAACCTCTTCGGAATCCAGAGAACCCTAAATTAAGCGCCATATCTTCTTCGTTGTCGAATACCCCGTAAGAAGTACCTCCAGCTCCGTAAGAATTCATAGAAGCTAACATGTCATCCATCGCTAAACTAGTAGCTCTGTTTACAAACATCATGTTTTCTTCAATAGCACCTTGCTTGTCAAACTCAGCTAAGATAGCGTCAAATTCAGCTAAATCAGTAGCTGCGTTAACACCAGTAACACCAGAAGTCATATTACCTCTATCTTCGATAGCAGCAAATAAACCTTCAGTACCAACTCTCGCTCCAGCCATACCTAAAGTAGTATCAGCTGTAGTAGCAGAACCATCAGAAGCACCTAAAACACCTTCTAACATTGCCATTTCTAAGTAATCAGTAAAACGTGCTCTTGTGTCAGCTTCAGCTTTTAAGTACCATAAGTAACCAGATTGTCCTTCTTCACCAGTAATCTCAACCCAACCGATTCTAGACGCATCAGAACCTGATACAGAGTAGTAATCTTTTAAAATGATTGGCTTGTTCATAAAAGTTTTGAAATCTGGCTCGTTAGCACCTCTTTGCTCAGTAGCTACAGTTGCATCAGCAGCTGTTCCATAAGATCTACCTTTACCGTATTCAGAACCATAAACTAGTATTGTAGTTGCTAAAGCAGCTGTAGTACCAGTTAAATTAGTAGCTTCGTAAGGAGCTACAGTTATTGTATCATTGTTTACAATAGTAACCAATGCTTTAACTACACCGTTAGTCGTGTCAGATATAATAATAGTATCATTTACTCTAACACCGTGTCTGATTGGTGAGTTACCAGAACCAGAGATACCGTTAGAAGTATCTGAATTATTACCATCTATATCAGATTGAATTTCGATAGTAGTTGTTGATTTTACCTCACATTTGTAAGATAAATGTAATCTACCTTGCTCTGACCAAATAACTTGATCAGCTGTCATAGATTCTTCAGCCCCAACTTGAGATAAGAAACCTGAAATTGTTCTCGGTCCGAAAACTTCAGCTTCTTTTTCCATTAGGTCTGGTACATATTGTTGACCCCAACCAGCAGTGGTTGATAAGTCTAGATAATTTGATTGTAGTGCCTGTTGAATTGGACTAGGTACACTATTTAAATTACCTCCAGGTGTAATTGCCATAATTGTAAATTTTTAATTGTTATTTATTTTTGTTTTTAATTTTGAACTTAAAGTCATTAGAATCTTCTCCAAGCACTCTTACTTTTACACCACCGACATTTACTTCGCCATGTGATTGTCTAGGATTCATATCTACATTTTTAGCATTTGTAATACTATCTTGCATAGCGTCAGATTTTCCTTGTTCGTAAAAGTGTTTTGCAATAGCATCTGCGTTCATCGCTGTATACAGAGATTTGTGATAACCCTCAGCGTCTGATATTTCATTATTTTCGTTCAAAAACTTTTTGACAAAATTATTAATATCGCTTTGAGTACTCTTAATCTCATTAGCATTGTTCACATTAAATCTATAATTTTTATCCCCGACATTATACTCAAAACCTTTGAATTCGTCGTTAAAAACTTTTTCAGTTTTATTTAAAAAAGTAGATTTTTGTTGATCTGCTATTTTTTTAGATTCTTCTGATTCTTCATTGTGTCTATTAAAGAAATCAACTGCTTTTTGTTGGTCTTCAGTTAATTTAGACCCAGCTTTAATTTCTTCATAGTATTTGGACTTTAGCCCGTCCAGATGGCTTTTAGCGCTGGCAACTTGCTCTTTTTGCGCTAGTTTTTTTCTTCGTATTTCTCTTTCATCGTCTGACTCTTCGTCATAAGAGAATTGATCTTCCATAAGGAAGTTAATTTCTTCGTTATTTAAATGAGGCTTTGTTTGCTTATAGTACTCATATAGTAAATCTTGATTATCCATTTCAGAGTAATCTATATTTAATTTTACATAATCATGAATATCCCCACCTGTTTCTTGTATGAAATTTACTAATTTTTCAACATTCTCAGGTAAAGGATCACCAGTTTCTTCGGACTTTACTATAGCTTCTTTTGCTTCAGCACCTACTTTATCCACCTCTTTATTTATCTCTTCTAATATTGGGCGTTTTTCCATTGCTCTAGCTTCTTGTGCTTGAACTTCCGATTGTACCTTTTCTTGTTCTTGTGGGGCATTGGTATCTTCAGACTCTGCAACCACTCCGCTGTCGTCAGCGTTATCTTCTTTAACTTCATTTTCTTCTGGTTTAATTGGTTTGTTTAAATCAACCTTTGTTATAGTCTCTTGACTTAAATCTTCAGGTTTCATTTTCATTTTCTCTTGAACTTTAGTAACGTTTCCTTCTGTTTTATTACTAGTAGGTTGTTGTTCTTTTTTACCTTTCACTTTGATTTTTCCAGTTTCGCTATCCGCAACTGGGTTTTTCTTTTCTTCTGCCATAATATAATATAATAATAGTTAATAATTTTACTTAGGACCAAAACCAGATAAATCAATACCACCCATTACATCATTACCTGATGATTCAAAACTTTTTGGTGGTTTTTTATTTAATCTTTGGTCTATAAGTTCACTTTGTTGTGATGCTTGCATTTTTGTTCTTTCATCTTTACGATCTTCTTTTCTCGTATCTTTCATGTCAACTTCTTCCATGTTCATTTGTTGAAGTTTCATGTTTATCTCAAACTCCATCTGCATTAGCTCTTTTTTAATTTTAGCCTCTTCTTGCATCTGTTGAGATTTTATTTGCCCTTTTGTTTGCTCCAACTCTATATTAAGTTGATGAGCGGCTTGCGCTTTTTGTGTTTCCGCTTGGGCTGCGGCTTGAGATGCTTCTGCTTGTGATTTCCCTTGTGCTTCAGTCATCTCTAATTCTTTTTTATGCTTGTCTTCAGCTTTCTTCTTTCTGGTAATTTTTAGCATTTGATTAGCTAACTTTACGTTTCTAATACCTCTTAAGTCAATAGCATCTTCTAGGTCTATAGAGCCTTGTTGTATCGATGTTTGGATATTATTTTCGAGCATTTGTTTTTCCTCCTCATCAGGTGATAACTCTAAGAATATTCCAAAGTCATACAAGTGTAATTCTGACATCTCTTTTAGCGTAGCAACATTATGAGATCCTATAGACTGTATGAAAGCTTCTTTGGTTGGGGAATATTCTAGTATATCAGATATTCTAAGCGATAAAGATTCAGCGACTTCAACTGTTAAATACATACCACTTTGTAATATGTGTCTAGTTGCAGTATTTGAATTCGCTGCTGCTATTTTTTGTATACCAACTAATGACTTAGCATCTGGCGTAGAAGCATCCCTAGCTTCATTTAATCCAGTCGTATCTCTAATCATTTGTAAGTAGTAGTTATACGTGCTAACTAATCCTTGCATTTTACTAGCGGAAGCAGCGCTATTGTTTATTTCCTGAATAGGTATTTTTCCTTGGTTTACGTCCCCATCTTGTGTTAATGATCTACCTATAACAGAACCTGTTTGGAAGAACATATTTAATGCTTCCTGTGGATTATAGTTAGTACCATTACCTAAATCAATTTCAGCTAAACCATCAGCATCTAAATAAACACCATCAGGAACCATTCTAGACATTACCTGTTGAAGTTTTAAATGAGTTAGTTGTATCATATCAGCAAATCCAGTTATCCTGCTTACAAGTGATTCTATACGTCCCTCGTACATTCTAGGTGCGACTATACTATAGTTCATTTTTACTTTAGTGTAATCACTTTTAGGACGCATCATATTTCTAGCCATTTCCCATTTAAGCAATTTATCCGTACCTAAAATCATGGCGCCTTCGTAAAGACACTCTATTGATCTTTGAATTTTAGAAAATTTAAAGTCTACACTTGATGGTGGATTGAAACTATCATCTTTTGGAATTATCTTCATAGAACCACTAGCGGTTTCTTTTACTTTGTAAACCTCATTCATGTAGGTTTTATAATTAAAATATAAAACTTGCACTTTATTATTATCGTAGTCGTTGTTACGTCTATTTATACCATCTGTATATCTACTAGACTTTTTAGTTATTTCTTCTAAATCTTCGTGCTCTAAAAAAGGGAATTCTTTAGCAAGTTCATTTACTGGTATTTCTTTTACTTCACCAACATAATATATATCTTCAAAATAAGGTGAGTCAGTATATGAATAAACCAAATTAGCTGGATCAACATATTCTATCTTAGCACCCTCTGAAGTATTGAACGACGTTTTAACAGCACCAATACCTAAAACTGTTAAATCATAAAAAAATCTTTTCTTTATTAACTCATATCTATTACCTTCCATTAACACGTTAATAGCTTGTTCATTGGCTAATTCCACAGCTTGCTTATAATTAAGCTGCATGTGTAAAGCTAATTCATCTTCTGAATCGGGAAGTTTTTCTGGAGGAGTTTTAGATAAGTCTATATTTAAAGCTGCTTTAGTTTGAGCATCAAACTCTCTCAACTTCATATCTTTCAATATAGTCTCCATGTATTCAGTACGTTTGCTAACGCCTGCTGGATCTTGAGAATAGGCTTTTATATCGTATAATCTTTCTGATATACCATTAACAACTATATCTACAAACTTTGGGATAATTGGAACTGGTTTCCAATCTAAATTAAGGTAAGACAAATCACCATTAATAGATAGTTCGTCTTTATATTTTTGTACTGACTGCTCGCCTCTAGCATATAATCTTAAATTATGAAAACTGTTTAATCCATGACTATATCTATTGCTATTAGAACTATTGCCAAACCACTCGTGTTCTATTGCTTTAGCAACCTTTAAACCGTAGTCGTAACTAATCTTCTCAGCATCGCTTACAACTTGACTAGGAAAATAATTATTTAAAGTTCTTCTATTCATATTATCGTTTAATTATTTTTGACATACTTCCTCTGTTTTCATATTTAGAAATATGTATATTCAATGGTTGTTTTTCTCTTTTCGGATTCGCAGCGTATAGATGTCTATTATTAGCCATTATAGCTAAACCCGAACTTATTGTCGCATCGAACTTTGTTCTTTTTGTTATATCAAATCTTGCCCAATCGTTTAATAGAGTATTGAAATATAAATCACCATACGTACCATCTGGCTTTATACCAACATGGTTTTGTATATACATTTCAATTGCAGCAGCGTGTGCTTGTTTTATATCTTCACTTGAGTTTGGTATACCACCAACTTCTTTTTCCGCTACAGATAATTTGTTCCAAGTTTTATCAGGTCTATTCATACTAAATCCTCTATAACCTCTACGTCTTAAATAATACAAAAGTCTAGGCTTGTTATTCTCTGCGAGTATTGGCATTCCATAAAAAACTAATGCCATTAAAACATCTTCGAAGAATATTTCCGCCGTAGGTGGTCTTGATAAGTATTCTAAAAAGAAGCTGTTCGCAGGAGCGTCCTCCATACTAAACTTGGTTAAGCCGTGTAATGCTCCCTTAGAACCTTGTCCATCTACGGTTCCTGATATATCATAAGAGTCACAACCAAATGCTCCCATGTGTTCATTACCAGGATAT